TTGGGCAGATTCTTCTGTAAGGTCCAGCGAAGCTGAAAGGCCATCAATTGAGCCTTGTTTAGCTAAACGCTGATTCCGGGTCTGATCAGTAAAACCGATCTGCCCAGCGATTGCCTTGCGTTCTTCTACCTTTTTGTACATTAGGGTCATGAGACCCTGCTGAATGTACATGAATTCTCTTGGTTCGCAACTTATTAAGCGCGGCCCGCGAGAATCCTTGGGTACAAAAACGCAACGTGCGTAAGGATCCGCTACAACACTATTCAGCAACTGTGACACGTTGTCACAGAGATGAGTCATGTTATAGAAGAAGTACTGAGTGTAGGGGAATTCCCTATTCAGTCTTGGTATGAACCTAAAAGACTCATACCTCTCCCAGGGAATCACCCTGCAAGAGCTGGATCCTGAACCATGGCGTGGACGTATATCATGCGGGTTAACCCCGGACAATAGTCTGTGCACCGTCTTCCTAGCTCGATTAAGCAGCTGCCTCGTTGGCAGTTGGAAGAGCGCCAGTCCTTTAAGGTCTTCTTCGGTTCGGATGAATCGTTGAAGCACCTTATCGGTCTGATCCTTGGTATATTGCAGCTCGAGCTTGTAGAACATCGCACTTAATTGGCGAATACAAGCTACAGCCCCCACATTAACCTCCCGCGTAGGTAGTAGAGTCCCATCTTTATCAAAGATGAGGCTCCACGCTTTAGCTAGGAGTAGTGGGTAGTTACAACCTTCAGCCCGTACGAATCCCTCAGGCATAACAAAGGTGGAACCGCGAGTTGCGGCGTCCAGCGCTTTGTACAATGCCGGGAGGGTTACGGTGAAGAAGGTTATCCCTTCAGCCTGCGATCGTCGTTCTATGGTCTCCACATCGGAGGCCTCGACGTACGCAGACAGTCGCGTTTTGGTTGCAAGCAGCCGCCACAGGGCGGCTAGGCGTTTCATGTCTCCCATATTTTCAACTGGGTAGGCATCCTACGTCATAGCTATAGACTAACCAACTACGCTACCATTTAAGGTAAGGTATAAGGTGTCCGTTCCAGCGCGCAAGGGCCCCCAGTTGGGGGGCCCAAGCACTGAAACGGCGGTTTTCACACCGCCGTACTGTCACGGACTCTTATCACGGAATCCCCGTTTAACATAGGGTTTCCGTTTTCGCACGAGACGCTTGCCCACCCAGAGGAGCAGCAGTGACATAGCCAGAAAGACACTCTCAGTGAGTGACACTGGCGACTGTATGCTGTCGCTCGGGGTGTGGGCATCTCGGCTGTCACATGAAGGATCGCTTTCAAAAGATCCGGATGCGACAGGCATCGTGCTAACATCGAGTATCTTCACAACAACTTTTGTTGGGCAGATATTTGTCGCAGGCTGTAACTGTTACAGCGCTGCAGAGACAAAGGCCTCCTTCACATCCGTGATTGCGAGGACTTCGATGAGAGACACGAGGAGGGCAAGGTTACTCGCCGTTGTCGAGGCATTGCGCCTATTCAACGTCAGATTAGCCTTGGATTCTCCAATGTACAGGCCAGATCCCGAGTCATACTCGGGGGCCGTGAACGAGAGGAGCCCTCTGCGAATGTCCGCCTTCGTGAGCTGATGAGCCCATCGAATAGCGGGACGACCGGCAAGGTCGCCCTGCGGACTGGGAGCATAGAAAATATGCTCATCCGATTCCTTACCCGCTGAGGCGAAAACGCCATGAGCGGTGGTAGTGAGTGTAGTTGGCAGGTTAGCCATAATTAGTTTGCATGTGTGATTGCCACCATTGGTAGGTAGACCGCAAGGTCTACTATAACTACCGGGTGACGGTTATGGGTGTGAGCTAGTCGCAGCTTGGTTAGCTGATTGTTTTGACTGCCCACGTAGCGTCATGTCGATTACTGCGTCATTACGAGCAGATCGACTAAATTCCGAACTTGACGCAAGTTCGGTAGCGTAACCCTTGGCTGTGCTATGCTCCCGTAAGGGAGTGGGCCCAGCCTACGAATATAGTAGGTATACTCAAGCGTCCCTTTCGAGATCGCTTTACCTTCATAATTCGCGTACTTATCGACATACGGTCCGGCCTCAAATTGAGACTCGGCCTCGACTGTGGTTACCTTTTTGATTGAGTAACCATCTTGGACAATAGTGTAGGGGAATTGTAAGAAACCCCCACGAAAATTATCCAACCAATCACTGACTTTAATGAAGTACTCCAGGACGAACGAAAATGGAATTAATTCCAACGTTGTCTCAAGAGGTTCATCGAAGCCAAACGCATCCGCGGCGACGAGCCACGGAGGTATGGTAGGCAATGTTGACGTATCAAGGTCAAACAATGCGAATGCAGTGATGTGTCGAGTATAACTGATGGTCCGCCTTGTGTGGACATCAGTGGTACCGGTTTGAGACGAGAACGTCTCGCCGGTGTCCTTAACCGTATATCGAGTGCGTAGGGATTTACTTCTACGCAACCTATCCATTTGAGTGGCAAGGTGTTGACTTATTCCTTTCATCGCGTTCAGGTCGCTCAACAGCGGTTTGACGGCGAATTGGACAAATAAGTCTCCACTTGCCATGGCTCGGATCGTTTCCATGAATGGTCTCCTCTTCCACTTCCGGTAAAACTTCTTTAAAGTCTCACTGGAGCGTTGGGGGAGGTCATGTCTAGGATTGAATCCTCTACCTGTTATCAGATCGAGAACGTTACGGTAATCCGTAAGTTCCCCAATGAAGACAGGTAGTTGCAACCCAGCAGGCTGCACCGAGAATTCTAATCCGTTGGTCGCTCTGACCAACGCATTAGAGTCACTATCCCAATGACTGGGATAAGAGCTCAGTGGAGCATTGTTGAGTAGCGAATAGCCACACGAACAGTGTCGTATTGTCGAAGCTTCTTGGGTTCTGCCCAAGTATTCGTTGCTTCGCCCCTTATACACAAGTGTATTGAGGGGAGCGTTCCACACTTTCTTGGTGTGGGTCACTTCATTGTACGACTGATAGCCAGAAGGGATATCCGTAATCGTCTCATCGACGCCTACGGCCCCTTTGTAGGAACTACTTAAACCGTAGCTCCTGTTTGACATGACATACGGGTTAGCACTGACTCCGTGCAAGCGACTTTCCCCAACAGCCGGCGAACCGGTAGTGGGGTCAATCGTTTGACGTTCAGTCATGCAGTCCGCAGCTGTGTCAAATGTAATGGTGTTTCTTGTTCGTGTTCTACTCAATTGGTTAGGTGGTTAATGT